AGAAAAATCTCTACCGTTTGGAACTTGTAAATCTTCTTTCATTACAAAGTCATCAAAGTTTGGAAGATTAATTTTGTCTTGTTTTAAAGAATCTAAAATACTTTGCACACCAGTAAGGTCTAAAGGTTTATATCCTCCTAAAAAATCTTGTGGTGGTGGAAATCTTATATCATCTAAAATGCTTATGTTGTCGCCTCTTCCACCGCCAATAATATTTGGTGGTAAATTTGTATAGTCGGGTGGGTTTACAGCACTTCCACCTGGTAAAAATGCTGGATCATCTGGTGGGCTGTCTGTAACAATATTTGGCAAACCACTTACTATTGGTGGTAAATCCATTTGTGTATAGCCTTGTGGCCTTGCAGCTGAATAACTTACGCCTGGCGCAATCATGTCAGGCACATTTTCTCCGCCAGCTATAGAACGCGCATAGTTAAGACCACTTGTAAAAGTGGGATCTGTTGTAGGTATAATTACCTCATTTCCGCCTGGTATTCCTATTGCCATAACCTATACTTTACTCCATTCTTTGCCTTCATACAATAAGGCCTCTGCTTCTCTTCTTCTTATTAATCCTTGTAAAACCTTACCACCAGCTTTGTTCCAGCGTTTAATTTGTGCAGGTACTTCATCATATTCTTGGTTGTTTAA